CAGGATTACAACTTAATGCAAAGGGTAAATTATTAACATTGAGGCTAATACCTCATTATCTCACTGCAATCTTAGCTATATCAGGGATTATGACCTTGGTGAGATTCTATAAACATTTAAACGATTAACAATGGGAGAATGGATAGCATTCATAGTATTCATATTTGCAATGATGGTTATCATAGTTCATATGAGATATGATGACGATAACAAAGGAGATTATTCACGTAAATAAACAATAACATGTCAGTAAAAGAAGAAAAACAACTTGCGAATAAATGGTGGAAAAATCTACCTGATAGTGAAAAAGAACTTGTATGTGCCATATATTATCGTGAACACGTTGATCACATGAAAGTAAATGCTACTCAAGTGTATATTCTTTACAAAGAGTTTGAGTGCGAAGAAGTATACGAATAACCTATTGAATATAAACAATTAAAAACAAACATCATGAACGACCTATTGACAGAAGATGACATCGACATCATGAACGATGAGATCAAAGATGAAGAACTCGCAGAGTACTTTATAAACGAAGAATATTAACAACATTTCATGGTGACGGAGTTCTCTGTAATGGAGGCTCCGGTCACTGTGATAAACTAAAACATCATGGAAGTACTTACAAGATTATTTAAAAGAGTAAAACCAGTGAACAATAATTCTATAATTGATGAGATACATCATACTTTCAATACTGAAGTTGATAGATTATTGGGTGAAGCAGGTATAAAGAAGGATATAAGTACAAGTAAACAGCATATTATTGAAAAGGGTAATAAACTTGCTGCACTTGGATTTAAACAAGCATTATCAACTACTGAAGCAGTAAAAGAAGAAAATAGAATTAGGAGCTTAAAGATAGAGAATAATAGTAAGGCTGAACTCGAAGAAGCTATAAGACATTTCAGTTTCAAATATCCTCATTATAAATTCATTACAGAAGAAAGTGTAAAGAAGATATGTGAGAAATACAATCTTGTATACGCTACTGTTGATAGATATATTGGAGATGTACCAGATAAAAATCTGAAAGATATGGAGAATTTCAAAATAGCTGAAGAAGATATTTGTATTATACAATATGATTATAGCTCATTTGGTGGCAGTGAAAGATTTATTGGATATTTAAATTCTTCACAACGAAAGATCGAAGAGGAATGGCAAAAAGATAATGATAAATATAGATCATATTGTCATAGATCTTATTTTAATTTTAGAAAAAACCTTCTTGAGATAGCAGCACCACTTAAAGATTTTGATCTTAAAGGACATGAAGTAAGGAACTTTAAACTCTCTAAGATAGAGATACCTGATCCTGTTGTACTACAACCAGTAGTTAGAAATAATAAGAAATACTTTTTAATAGTAACTGCTTGGGGACAAGAGGCTACTGATGAACTTATATTAAACCAAAAAAACAATTAAAACTAATAATCATGCAAACTACACTTAACACAGAACTAAAAGGAGATACTCTTAATAAGAGAGAGGCTATCCAAAAAGAGATCAACAGTAATACATACAATTCTAAGGAGAGATCCTCTGAAATGTATAAGCAGACAACTCACGAAAAAAAAGAGGTAAAACTCCTTAAACGTGAGTATAAGAAGTTCAAAGGAACTGCTGCACATACACAGAAGAGAAATGAACTTGCAAATCAGATCATGAAGACATCTCCACGATTCAATGTAACACTTAGTTTGGCGAACTGATGAAGAAGCTCCTTATATTGATGCTTATTGCAGTATCCATAAGTGGATGTGCAGATGTTACGAATGTATATGATTGTTTACCACCTGAACCTTATGGTTTTTGGGGAGGTCTATGGCATGGTTTAATAGCAGGATTCTCATGGATAGGAAGTCTATTTTGTGATGATATTGCTATCTATGCTGTAAACAATAATGGTGGATGGTATGATTTCGGATTCATATTAGGAGTCGGAAAAATAGGTTCCTTAATTACTGGAATAACAGAAAGAGAGTAAACCCTTTTATTAATAGAATTCATCTGCTTCAAGCACACTTATGAGGTATTTTCAAGTATCAACCGAATAGACGAGAGATACTTAATTGGGAGATGGCGGAATTGGTAGACGCTCAATGATAAAGTAGAGTCCAGACATAGTTGGATGAAATTGATTTGGATAGGTGTACAACTAATACAGGTTCGAATCCTGTCCTGACTACAAAAACGAATTAAAATAAAAATACGAAGTAATGAGCAACAAGAAAAAACATCCAGAAGCGTGGGCATTTTACGTGGAGCATGCTCGCAACATGGAAGGAACAGAATTTGAGTACTTAGGAAAGTATAGGGTGCCTGTTCCTGACATGAGAACTCCTGTTGAGTTCATTTACGCAGATGATCCTGGGCCATTGTGGGGAAAATACATTGAAAGGTGGTACAGAGATGATCTTAAGTCCCCAAGCGTAAGAGGTAAAATTCAATTTATTGTAAATAATTTTTGATGAGAAACGACAGGAAGATAAGAGTCCCTGAGGCGGATACTATGCCTTTTGAAAGATGGACTGCTTACATGTGGACCATTCTTATCATCAAAGGACTTACGAAAACACATTACCTCTGCACGAATAACGGTGAAACAATTAAATACGGATGGTCGAATAGGTGTTCGAGTCCTGTCCTGACTACTAAAAACAAACAACATGATAAAACAATTAACAAGAAAGTCTATGATAATTAGACCATCTGGCAGGTCAACTGATTTTATTAGCCCAAGTTTTGGGCATGGCTGTTTATACAACTGTTCATACTGTTATATGAAAAGACATAAGCCTGAAGGTTTAGATATAGCAAAGAATACTATGGATATATTGACTGAGATTAACAGTCATTGTATGTTTGCTGTTGTAGATAAACCTAATCAAACTCATCCTGAGTACATTACCTATGACATCAGTTGTAATGAAGATTTTGCTTTACATGTTAAGTACCATGAATGGAAAAAGATATTTAATTTCTTTAAGCAGCATCCTATGGCAATGGGTAGTTTTGCTACTAAGTATGTAAATCCTGATTTAACCACATTTGACCCTGAAGGTAAAATTAGAATTAGATTCAGTCTAATGCCTCAAGTTATGTCTGATAAATTAGAACCTAACACATCTAAAATCATTGATAGAATTAAAGCTATTGATGCATTCATTGATGCAGGATATGATGTTCACATAAACTTTAGCCCTGTAATAGTTGCAGGTAATTGGTTAGAGGAATATGAGTATTTATTTCACATGGTTAATGACTATGTAAGCTATAAAGATGTAGTTAAATGTGAAGTCATATTTCTAACTCATAATGAAAATAAACATAAATACAATCTAGCCAACAATATCTCTGGTGAAGATGAGTATTTATGGGTTCCTACAATACAAGAAGATAAAGTATCTCAATATGGTGGTACTAACATAAGATATAAGCATCATTTAAAAAGTGATTTTATAAAGTCTTTTGTAAAGCTACATGATGAGATAATTCCTTGGAATGTAATCAGATATATATTTTAAAAATCAAACCACATGAAACAATTAATAGTATTCGACCCCACAACAGCAGAAGTACGCATTTACCCTTACGATGAGAATGTATGGGAATGCCCTGAAGATTTCGCAGATGAAAATGGAATCACTGTGTTAGATAGCAACTGTCAATGGATGGTAGTTGATGAAATAAAATTACCAATACACTAAAAATGAATAGTTGGAAAATGAACAGTCAAGCAGGGTATCATCTTAAAAATGCTATTGCTATAAGTTTAGAGATACCCGATTCTCAAGTGTACAGAGAAGTTGTAGCTATATCTCCAAGTGGAGTTTTATCTACAAGAAATGGTAAAACCTATAAAATTAGGTTAGTTGAAATAAAATAATTAAAATAGTCAGGTGGCGGAATTGGTAGACGCAGTGGCATTGAAAAAAATGTCTGATGGTGTCAGTACAGTACTGATGTGTAGGTTCGACTCCTACTCACTCAACAGTTAAATTAAATATCATGGAAGAAATAAGAGAAATAATTACTAAAGGTGAGAGATGGAAAGCACTTACTTTATACATTAAAAGAGATAAGCGTATTGATAAGTTGACCAATTCAGAATATCTAATGTTCATGTTACTTGTTGATATGGGCAGAGAATCTTTATAATGACACCAG